AACCGCGTCTCCATTTCGGCCAACTCGACCTTGATTTCGGCGCGAAAGGCGTCGAACTTATTGCCGATTCCCCATATAGGAATCGACATCAACGTCGCGTTGAACAGCATGGGGATGCCGATGGCCAGGTATAGCTGCGTGTCGGTCATGGGCGGCGCCTCTTACTAAGAGACGCGCGGGCCGGGGCGGGTGGATTCAGCCTTGGGGTTACGGGCATTTGATGGTTGCTCCTCAACCGGGATTACATCTTCATTATCGAACGAATCGGCTTCACCCCAGGCGCACGGCGCGCAAGCGGTCCAGCCGAGGACCAGGGACAATTGCAGCGACGCCGGGTTATCGCACAGGTCGCACAATACCAGCCCGCCGGCGATCCGCCCTTGGCGTAGTGCGCGCGCGACGATCGCCCCTTCGGTCATTCGACCAGCGCCGCCAGCTTGCGGGCGTGCAGCTCCACCTTGTCGTCGGCCGCCCCGGCGCAAGCCGTAGCGAGACGGCGCAGCTCGCGGCGGTGTTTGGCCTGCTCGCGCTCGCGGTCGGTCTGGCTTACCAGGTGTTCGGCGATCGCCCGCTCGATAATTGCGCGCAGCAGGTCCGACATGCGGGCCCGGGGGTGCTGCTTTTTACGCTCGGCCAGCATGTCTTGCAAGCGCGCATGCCAGTCGGTCTCGACCGATACGGCCAGTAGTCGCGGTGCGTCGAATATCTTGGGGCGTCCTCTCATTTTGTTACGGTAATTATCGCTTTTTCCTAGAGAAAAGTGCAAAATAAATCGGAGGCTCATTTGACCCCAGCCCTACGCCCGGAACTAACCCACATGTCGCCGCGCATCGCTGCGCTGCCCGTCGACGCCAGGGGGTACCCCGTTCCCTGGTTCGTCGACTACCTGAACGGCGAGCCGGAGTTCCGCGCCATGGACCCCAAGAAGTGGAGGCGGGCCGTCAAGGAAGGCCTCTGCTGGGTGTGCGGCCAGCGACTGGGGGCGCATCTGGCCTTCGTCCTGGGGCCCATGTGCGCCATCACGCGCACCACCGCCGAGCCGCCCTGTCATCTTGAATGCGCGCAGTGGAGCGCCATCAATTGCCCCTTCCTGGCGCGGCCCAAGGCCAAGCGGCGGGAAGATGAGATCATGCACCCCGGCTGCCCGGTGGCCGGCGGCTTCGCCATCCGCCGCAACCCGGGCGTTGCGGTGGTGTGGGTCACGCGCAGCTACGAAACCTGGCGGCCGGCTAAGGGGGAAATCCTGCTCCGGGTGGGCGATCCGGTGCGCGTCGAGTGGTACGCCGAGGGCCGCGCCGCCACCCGGGCCGAGGTGGACGAGAGTGTCCGCACCGGCATGCCGCTGCTTGAAGAGGCCGCCCGCAAAGAGGGCGAAGCGGGCTTGCAGGCGCTCGCCGAAGAGGTCGCGAAAGCGGACTATCTCTGGCCGGCGAACTGATTTCCACGCAACTACACCAATAGCTAAAACCGAATCTGCGTAGTACATTTGGGGGCGTGACCCCCCAGCAGCAGCGCCTGCTCAAAAAGCGCTTAGAGGGCGCCGACCTCGAAGCGCTCGCGGCCGAGCTGGCCGTGCGCAAGAACAAGGACGCGCACGAGAAGTTCCTCCCCTTCGTGCGGCGGGTGTGGCCGGACTTCATCCAGGGCCGCCACCATCAAATCATGTCGGACGTGTTCGAGCGGGTCGAAAAAGGGACCTGCAAGCGCGTCATTATCAACCTTCCCCCGCGCCACACCAAGAGCCGCTTTACCTCGGTGATCTTCCCTTCCTGGTACCTGGGGCGCCACCCGGAAAAGAAGATCATGCAGTGCTCCCATACGGCCTCGCTCGCGCAGGACTTCGGCCGCGACCTGCGCAACCTGGTCAGCTCGACCGAGTACAAGGGCATCTTCCCGGACATGCACCTAAGCGCCGACGCGCGCGCCGCCGGCCGCTGGAACACCAGCGAGAAAGGCCAGTACTTCGCCGTCGGCAAAACCGGCGCCGCGGCCGGCCGTGGCGGCGACCTGGTTATTATCGACGATCCGCACTCCGAGCAGGCGGTGATTGAGAATCCCAAGGTCGACTTCGATAAGACCTGGCAATGGTATCTCTCCGGCCCCCGCCAGCGCCTGCAGCCCGGCGCCGCGATTATCGTGTGCATGACCAGGTGGGGCGCGCTCGATTTGACGGGCCAGCTGCGCCGCCAGGAGATCGAGGACGAAGACGGCGAGCAGTGGGAGCTGATCCAACTGCCGGCGATCTTGCCCTCGGGCGAGCCGCTGTTCAGCGAGTTCTGGTCTAAGGCCGAGCTGGAGAAGACGCGCGCCACCATGCCCCTGCAGCGCTGGGCCGCCAACTACCAGCAGAATCCCGCCTCGGAGGAGGGGGCCATCATCCGCCGCGAGATGTGGATGGACTGGGTCGAACATGACCCGCCGCAGAATCTCGAATACATCGTACAGGCGTGGGACACGGCGTTTAGCGCAAAGGAGTCAGCCAATCGCAGCGCTTGCGTCACCTGGGGCGTGTTTCGGCGTAAGCTGAAAACAACCGACGGCATGACGCTGCAAACGGGAATCATTCTGCTCGATGTCTGGCTTAAACGTGTGGACTTTCCCGAGCTGAAAGAGCGAGCCAAACAGCTTTACGACCAGTGGAAGCCCGATACGCTGATCGTCGAGCGAGCGAGCGCCGGGACGCCGTTGATCCAGGAGCTATGGCGCGCCGGCATTCCAGTACAGGAGGCGAACCCTCACCGCACGCGGGACAAGGTTACCAGGACGCACGCTATCGCCGATCTATTCCATAGTCATATGGTCTGGGCGCCGCTGCGGTGTAAGTGGGTGCAGGACCTAGTCGAGGAGATGGCGCAATTTCCTTTTTCGGCATTTGATGACGCGCACGACGCTGCGGTCTGGGGGTTACTGCAGATACGGAACGCGAACTTTATCCGCACAGCCTCTGATGAGACCGAGGATGAGTACATGCCCCCGCCGCCCAGGGAGTACTATTAAGCACTATCTTTGAGTGTTCCGCGCCGGGCTCTCTTCGCGTGCTTATTGCAGTAGCCGCTTGAGCAATACGGATTTTGGCAGCCGGGGAAAGCGCATACCCTTCGGGGCCGCGCCTCTCCTTCCCTGTAAAGCGAGCCGTGGCGAACCTTCAATACCATCGGGTCACCCCACTTTTTGAATCTCGAATAATGTTTCGGGCAATAGCCGAGCCCCTCTGCTCTTTCACTGCAGATCACGCAATACCCATGCTTTGCGTGCTCCGTTCGGTGGCAACTCACGCAGAGCCGCTCTAGGTTTCCGGGCGCATTTATTCAGCTCGTTTTCATCCTTGTGATGGACGTGCAGCCCGAGGGCACCGCAACGCCGGCATGGCCCTGGTGGGCATATCCTGCGAGCCTGATCGCGGCCGGTAGACAACTTAGTCGCGGGCTTCCTTGGCCGGTGCTTCCATCCGGTGGTTAGCGCGCAACTTCGACTGCAGTGCGTGCGCTCGTTGAATTTCACATAAGACTCGCGCTTCCGCCTCTCTATCGGCACCTGGCAGTTAGCGCACTTCTTTTCGGCCACGCCACGCTTTTAAACCAGAAAACCGCCTACGTCAATAGCGATTCCATTCTTGGCGCAATTGCAGTAAGCTCATTCGCATGGCCCGCAAATCTCACTCCTCGACCGCCGTGCTCGAAGATCCCGCGCCCGACCAGGCGCTGCCGCCCGACCCGCCGCCTGATCTCGCGATCGAGCATCCGATCGTCAACGAGGATTCGATCTTCGGCGATGGGCCCTTCCCGCCGGCCGAGCCCCCGGCCGAGCCGCAGCAGCTCGCCGTTACGCAGGCGTCTTTCGCGTCGCCCAAGGCCGGCGATCTCGGCACGCACCTGCGCAACCCGTTAATGATCGGCAACCCGGGCGAAGCCGGCGTCGTGCTGCTCGCCAAGCGCGGCTACTTCGCGGCCTCGATCGGGACGTTCTCGGGTGTACTGGTGAAGTTCCCGCCGACCAGCGTTCTGCTTAAAATTTACGTCACGATCCTGACGCCCTTCAACGGCGTTACGCCGGTGCTGGCGTTCGGCAAGACGCCTACGGGCTCCGAGTTCGGCGGCCCGGTCGATCTGACGCAGACGCAGCGCACCATCGAGATCCCGATCACGGCGCTGGTCTACCCGACTTACTCGCTCTACATGAACGCCACGATCGGCACGGCGACGGTGGGCGAGTGCATCATCACAATGGTGTACTCCGGGACGCCGCTCAAGACCTGGCAGTAAAGTGCCTCAGTGCGTCCAGTGCGGTAAGGAATGCAAGGGCAGGCACTGCTCCAGCCGCTGCCGGGCTATTTACCAGAACGCGCACACCGCCAACTTCGGCGGCGACAAGACCAGCTCCCCCCGCTGGCAGCGCGGCATCGGGGAGGCTACCGCCCGCAAGGCCGCCCACGCTAAAACAGAGAGCCGCCGGTTTGCTTCGGCGCCTCGATCCGGCGGAACTGGGTCTCCAGCGCGGCGTCCCACATAGTGCGCCCGCCCGGCCCGTCCTGCAGGTAGGGCAGGAAGGTCTGTGCATACTCCACCATGCCAATCTCGATCAGCGCGAGCTGCACCTGCACCCAGGCCAGCATCTGCCGCCATGCCACTCGCTCGGCGCGGTCCTTTAAGTTCTGATCGCGCCCCAGGCTGATCGATCCCGCGATCTGCTTGCGGAAGCGCTTGTATACCGGCTCCGTCTTCGCCGGCATGCGGAAGTATACGGCGCGGTCGTAGAGCATCACCGACCAGGACAGGCCGGCCGGCGTCCCCGTTTCGTAGATAGTCTCGATCGACCGCGCGCCGAAGCGGACTAGCAGGCCGGTGATTTCGCCGATGCTTTTGGACGCCGGCACTTTGGTCGTTTCGAGATACAGCGTTGCGCGCTTGCTCATACCCAGAGCCATTCTACTTTGACCCAATTGAGATAGGCCGGATTCGATAGTCCCTTGGCGTAGTTGTGGGCCTCGTCGAGCATCCGGCTAAAGCGCGTCGGCTGATCGGCCGGCGTCAGCCGGTCGGTCTCGTAGTCGATGCTCGAATAACTCCATTGCCGGTTGTGCTCTGGTACCGCGTGCCCCGGGATCACGCCGCCCGTTACCGAAAGGAAAGCCTTCATCGAAACTGGCATAGGTCAGTAGTACACGTACTCTTTCTCCGGGTCTCCACCCGGCCGCCGCCGCCCGTTAGGCGGATTACGCATCCAGCCCTTCGGCTCCCCGGTTCCGTCCCACTCGATCAGGGCTACGACCGCAGCCCGCGGCTCGTCGTATCACCAGCAGTCATCGACAAACATCCCATCGGGTGCATACAGGTTGATCCGCGCGCGGCCAAACGTTAAGGGTACGACTTCGGCGGTCCGGTCGCCGAATTTGCGGCTGATCATTAATTGCCCATGGCCTTGTTGATGGCTTTGACAAAATGGATGCCTTCGACAACGCGAGCCAGCGTGGTCATGATTTCGGGGTCCGTCATCACCTCGTGCATCTCCGGCTCGGTCATGCCGCGCGGGGTCAGATCGTCGCCGACTAGCATCACGGCGCCGCACTTCAGGCATACGGTCAAGTCGTTGGGCTTGGGCCTGCGGGCCGGCCCGCTAGCCACACTGTGGGCGTCGAGCTTGGTCTTGTAATACAGGCAACGCGACAGGGGAAAGCGGGTGATGCCGGCGTCGTCCATGGGACTATTGAATCCTCGCTTTCAGTTTCTTCATGGCCTGTTCAATGCTCATGCCCAGCGCTTCGATACAGTGGGCCTCGCAGAGTAAGTCGAGTTCGTCCGGGTCGTCGTGGGGGCCTTCGCCGCAGGTGATCGCGCCCGCCGCGGTCTTGGTGGCCGGGTCAATGTAGGCGAAGATTCGCTGCCCCTTGGTGACGTGCTTGCAGACGGCATAGCCCAGCTGGCGGCCGTGGTCCTCACAGTCGACATAGGGATAGTTGGCTTTCATAGCAGCCGCTCCCGC